GTCTATGCTACCCCCAAGGGTAAGGCTAAGATGGCTACATTCATGCACAGCGTGCTTGTATATGCAGATGATAAGTTGCGTGTTAGACTCAGCGTACCTAGAAACTCAGAGTATGTGAGAGTCCGACAAAATGAGCAAGCTAAAGAATCCAAACAGAAAGCCAAGGAAGAAGGCCACCATACAGCAGGAAGTGGAGAAGGCAGCAGTGCTACTCCAAAAGCTCGTTCGTCTAAAGGCGAGCAACAGCTTGGGCTTCTGTGAGTGTGTAACCTGTGGTGTTATTAAGCACTACAAGGAGGCTCAAGGAGGCCACTTTTATGGCAGAAAAGAAGTGCTTAGATTCAAGCTATGGGAAGAAAATATCCACCCACAGTGTGCCGGATGCAACTGGAAGGGTATGAATACTACCAAGATTCGAGAGCGATACCGGATGTACATGGAAGATATGTACGGAGTCAGGCGAGTAAAGGCCATGAACAGATTGGCATTCAGAAAGCCGCCCAAGTTTAAGATGGATGAAGTGTTAGCGTTTAAGAAAGAACTGCGAGAGCAGATTAAAATCCAACTGAAGAGGCTAGGAGAATGATTGAAGATCAAACACCATTTATTCAGATAGTTTACGAAGAGATAGAAGAGTACGGGCTATACGACCACAAGATAAAGCTATTCAACCTGATGGAAGCAGCACTCAATGGAATGTGCGGCAAAGCTCGGAAGGAGATTGATGAATTGTGGTGGGAAGTCCAGGATTACAAAGAAAAGTTGGCTATACCACCAGATGAAAGCGAATTGGCATTGCACCACCCCACAATGTCTGTATAATAAAACGCATGGCAGGGTTTGTTACCGCTTTCACTGCCTATACATGTGGTATGTATGTAGTATGTTTTGTCTAGTAGTGTAGTACCCTTTGCCCCGCCTTGTTCTCCTGCTTGGCGGGGTTTTTTTGGTCTCGATTTCTAGGCTATGCGGCCATATACTATATTACACCCCATAAAACGCACGTTAAGGGTGATTTCAGCGCGTTTAGGTGTACTGGCAGGGTCAACGTACAGGGTCAAACGATAGGCACAAAAAAAGGGACTAAAAGCCCCCAAATTTTGCACTGGCAGGGTATCAGATCCGCCAGACTATCCACATTAAACCGGCCAAGATCGCATAGCTAACAGCGACCGCCAACATTACCCCAACAATTGAGGCCAATACGTTTTTAACCTTTTGCATTGTCTACGCCTCCCAGTCTATTAGTCCGTGGTCGTGTAGTATGCCTTCGACCATATCGAAATAACCGTTGAACCTATCCTGGCTATCATCGGAATAGTATTGCGTCCCATCAGCATCTGTAAGCAATTCAACTTCAAAGTAATCAGCTTCAAGCATAGTGCTTGCAAGGTCTAAGCAAATGGATATGCGGTCGTGATCATCTAGTGTTTTATTTTGCATTGTCTAAGCTCCTAGGTGGTTTAATTTGTCGCAGATCATAATATCCAAGCGCGACAATTGGTGGTCGGATAGTTGCCCAACTGCGTGGACGTTGGCGAATGCCTTACTAGCACGCTTTAATTCTGCGGCCGTTGTAGCGCGTTTAATACGGTCTACGGCTGATAGGTAATTAGTCATGGCTTATAGTCCTATTGATAAAAAAGTGAATGTTACAGTGTAGAATAAAGCGGCCCCAATAAAGGCACCCGCTATTGTTACAGTCCAACCAATCACGCTTGCTAGTATATCGTTGCGACGATCACGGCGGCGGTCTGCTAGTATCTGGTTGCGTAATGCGCTATTCACTTTAAAACCTCCTTTCAATAGTTGGACAAACTGCTTTTAATGCCGTGTAAATATGCGAATCGCTCATGTAAGGATACAGATTGTCAGATACCCAACGAGACAATCCGGCACCGTGTAACAGGTCGAAACAAAACCGCTTCTGTAAGTCTTGAACTTTTTCAGATCGCGGGAATTGTCCTGTTTCGTATTCCTCAATAAGTCGATCATATTTTAAAAGGATAGGCTCAATTTCTGTTTTTAAGTGTTGCAAGTGTTCTGCTTTAATTTTCATTGTGCTTTATCCTATACAGTTTAGAATTACTGTTTCAAAATCATCTGACAATGTAACTGCTAGTGCAGAGGTATTGCTGATACCGCAGATGCCGTCAAAATCAGAATGTTCGGATCGCATAAAATCAGCCATCTCGTAAACTTCGCCGCTATCTTGGCAAATTAGTTGATCGCCTTCAAGGTCGCACGTTTTAGTCCAGTAAATTTTGTAATCGCTCATGTTACTGGCCTCTCATTCGAATTATGCGTTCAATATCGTTTTCTAGGTTATAGCTAGTGGTAACAAATCCACCGCCAAAATCCTTACCGCGATAAACTTTAAAGCCTAACTTATTAGCGCGCTTTTTTGCTAGTGCGTAACTATCAACACCGCATTCAACATCGCCTAAAAATGCTAGGTAGTGAGTAACATAGCGCGGGTGTCCGTTAACATCGTTTTTAACGCTATAAAAATCATCGTTGAATTGAGCGTGTAGGCTTGGGCTAATGTAGCATTTTGAGTTGAACATAATAATCACCTGTTGTTGTAGTTAAATAAGTTTAAAAAGTACCACTCCGCAGAATGGTACTGATAAAGCTACTTAGATTTTTGATCTTTCTAATTTTAGTTCCACTCTGATTTTAGTGCATATATCTTTAATCTCATCCGCTCGGCTTGGGTATAAATCGCACGCTAGTTTACGGATGGCGAAACCCTCACACATTTTGATCTCGGCTTCTTTTTCATCTTTTAGCGTATGAAATACAGATTTAACATTTTCTATGTTTTTATAGTGTTTGATAAAAGTTGGTAAAAAGTCATAATAATCCATTTTTTGTATTCCTATATATGTAGTAAGTAAAAATTGTGTTTTCGTTGTTGTTGGGTCGCATTATATAGAGGCATTGCAATCTGTAAAGTATGTTTTGTTTTTTTTGAGTTGAATGGTGCCAAATAAGAGTTGAATGGTATTAATTGATCATTTTTTGTACAATTAATAGACTTTGTTGGTTATTTTTTATACAATCGGATCAACGGGTTATAAATAGAGTAATCGGTGAAATGGGTTTTACCACTATATAGCACCGAGAATCTCACAAGATGGGATCATTGCGCCTAGCAAATGTATAAGCTGTGGATATAGTGTGGATAACTCCAGGTATTCTGTGGATAAAGGTGTGCATAAGCTGTGGAAAAAGGTGTGGATAAGCTGTGGATAAGAGAGGCACCCCCCCTCCCGAAATGGCGCTCCTGTGTAGTATATATGTCTCTCGCAAAAAAAAATTACTGAGAAATAAGATGATTAAAATAGTAACAGATGAAGAAGTACATGAGATGGATATTGAGTTGATTGAACTATTTGCAGTGTATCTATTCGACAAAGATGTAGTTGGTATGACTGATTTAATCTATGTTGTAGAAGATAGAATGGCTGTTAGTGGAGAAAATGACTACCTTGAAACTCAAAAATAAAACAACATTTACTTATGCAAAGGTAATATATGTCTAGGATAGGGATACCCAACAAGAATAAGAAGTTCTTACTGGCTCGCTTACAGGATATGTACGGTGAGTCATTCCACCCTATCTTGAAGATGGCAGAAGCTGCTAGTAAACTGGACTACATTGCTGAGGAAGAAGGTGATGTGACTGCCCTTAATGCTGCTGTAAACGCATGGAGTAAGGTTGCTGAGTACACTGAGCCTAAGCTAAAGGCCGTAGAGATACGAGCTGACGAGGGCGCTGTAGTGGCTATCCAACGTAAACGCTTTGATGGCACTGCTATTGAGGCAGAAGTTGTAGAAGTAGACCCTGTAGTAGAGGCAATCGTCAATGCTGCTGTAGATGATGATGAAGATGAGGATGAAGAGTAATGGCTAAAGGCAAAAGCATGGTTCACAAGTTGGACAAAGAGACACGCAAAGAGCACTTCCGTAACTACGATGCTAACGGTAACGGTGGTAAGGGTGACGGTAATCGCACATCAACCCCTGAGACTCGTGAGAAGTTCAAAAGTGGCTATGATGCAATCGACTGGAGCAAGAAATAGTGCCGACAATTGAATACTGCATGGGGCCGCAAGGACAAGTCCTACAAGATTACGCTGACTGTCGCTCTCAGAACTCCTTCATTATGGGGCCACTGGGTTCAGGCAAGACTGTCCAAACCATCCTCAAGCTATTCGACTTGATGACCGAACAAAAGCCAGTAATGACTCCTGGACATAAGAACTATGGTGTCCGACTGTCCCGCATCATTGCCTGCCGAAACACCTATTCCGAATTGTTCTCCACCACCATTAAAGACTGGCTGGAGATACACGAAGACCTTGGCCCATTCCGTCAGGGTAACAAAGAACCACCTACCCATTACATCAACTTCCGATTAGAAGATGGCACCTCAGTTAAGTCAGAGGTCATATTCATTGCTTTTGACCGCCCTGAGCACGTTAAGAAGGCTAGGGGTATCCAGTGTACATGGGTATGGCTAAACGAGACGAAAGAGCATTCTAAGGCCGTTCTCGATATGCTTGACCTACGTCATGGTCGCTATCCTTCCCCCAAGGAGGGAATCAAACCTACGCATCACGGTGTGCTGGGTGACAGTAACGCCCCTGATGAAGACCACTGGTACTACAAGCTAGCCGAAATTGAGCGTCCTGAAGGCTGGGCATTCCATAGACAACCAGGTGGTGTGTTCAAAGATGGGGAAACTTGGAAGGTAAACGATAGGGCCGAGAACCTGCCTAACCTCCCTGCTAACTATTATAAACGCGGACTATCAGGTAAAACACATGATTGGATTAAAGTTAATCTTGCTAATGAGTACGGCTTTGTCTCGAACGGTAAGCCGGTTCACCCAATGTATACGGATAGTGTTCACGCATCGCATATGGACTTCACACCGTGCAAGGACACTCCTATCATTCTGGGTTTTGACTTTGGTCGTACACCTGCTTGTGCCTTTCTTCAGCGTACTGCTATCGGGCGTTGGGTCTGCTTTGATGAAATGGTGCTTACTGATTCCGGTGCCGTAGACTTTGCGCCTACCCTAAA